TGAGTTGTAGGATCCTAAAGTATTTGAACCTAAAGAATTAATTCCTAAAGAGGTATTACCTCCTCCTGTTGTATTTGAAGATAAAGCACTTGAGCCTAAAGCAACGTTATAGTTTCCTGTTTGATTTTTTTGTAAAGCACTTGATCCTAAAGCAACGTTATATTGTCCTGTTGTATTTGAAGATAAAGCACTTGCTCCCAAAGCAACGTTATTGGCTCCTGTTGTATTGTTAGCTAAAGCACTTGCTCCCAAAGCAACGTTTTGGATTCCTGTTGTATTGTTTTGTAAAGCACTTTGTCCTAAAGCAATGTTATTGTATCCTGTTGTATTGTTAACTAAAGCATTTGTACCTAAAGCAACGTTTTGAATTCCTGTTGTATTGTAATATAAAGCAGTTTGACCTATAGCAATGTTGTCGTTTCCTGTTGTATTTGATTGTAAAGTACTTTTACCTAAAGCAACGTTATATGTTCCTGTTGTATTGTTTTGTAAAGCACTTGCTCCCAAAGCAACGTTATTGGCTCCTGTTGTATTTTCACGTAAAGTGTTTGGACCTATAGCAACGTTATAGTTTCCTTCTGTATTGTATTTTAGAGATTGAAGACCTATAGCAACATTTCTGTTTCCTAGTGTATTAGATTGTAAAGCACGAGAACCTAAAGCAATATTACTTGATCCTTCTGTATTTGCATTTAATGTACCATCACCTATAGCAATATTAGTTGTTCCTGTTGTATTTGATGGTAAAACATTTGGTCCTATAGCAATATTACTACTTACATTTGAACCACCTCTACTAAGTGTTAATAAATTTACTGTAGTTGCTGATAGAGCATTTTGGACTACTAAACTTTTTATAGTACCATCTACCGCTCCTCCTAGTCCATTTTGGATTGTACCTCCATCTACTTGGAGTACTCTTTGATATGATTCACTTATGGATTGTCCTGCGAAATTTGCCATTGAAATATAATTTTGTTTTACTATAATAAATATTGAAGAAATATTAACTCCAACCTTTTCCAGTAAAAATCATTGCTTTAATTTTTTCTTGTTCAAGAAATGCTAAATATTTAAAAAATCGTTTCATATTAATTAGATAAAGGTGCTTTAATTGATGGATGTGATTGGTAGTTTTCAATTTGAAAGTCCTCAATCAACATAGATAAAATGTGAGTATCTAAACCACAATCATCAACCCAATATTGATCATCTATTTTAAGTTTAGGTAATGAATATGGTTCTCTTACTAGTTGTTCACGTGCTTGAGACATATGGTTTTCATATAAATGAACGTCACCTAAGTTACCAACCAATTCATCTGGGATCATGTTGGTCATTTTGGCAAGTATTTCTAACAGCAATCCATAAGATGCAATATTAAATGGTAAACCTAAGAATGTATCTACTGAACGTTGATTCCACATTAGGGAGATTGCTCTGGTTGGAACATCCCATTCATCTAATTCCTCAGTCGTTGTGGGTATAACAAAACTATCAACATTTCTTAAAGACCATAATAACCTTTCTTCTTCACTCAACTCTCTTGTATAAACTTGAAATCCATAATGACAAGGTGGGAGTGTCATTGAATCCAATTCTCCAACATTCCAAGCATTAACCATTAATCGTCTTGAGTCTGGGTTTGTTTTAAGGTCGTTGATTAGGTTTGCGATTTGGTCTATTTTTCCATTTACATATGCAATTTGTTCTCCATTTGTAAACTTATCTGTAAATTTCCAACTTCTCCATTGCTTACCATAAATTGGACCTAAATCACCCCAACGCTCAGCAAATTTAAAATCTGTTTTTATAAATTGAATAAACTCTTCTTGATTTGGAACATCTTCATAACCTATAAACTGGTCTAGATATTTTTTATAAGCATCACCATCCCAAATATGACACCCATTATCAATAAGGAATTTAATGTTTGTATCACCACGTAGGAACCATATTAATTCTGTTACGATACCTTTCCAATACATTTTTTTAGTTGTAAGCAAAGGAAATCCCTCACTCATTTTATGACGGATTTGTCTACCAAAAACACTAATTGTGCCGGTCCCAGTACGATCCATTTTACGGACACCATTATCTAAAATGTCCTGTAATAAATCTGTGTATTGTTTGTCTAAATTATTCATAACTTTCTATTTTTGTCTTTAAGAATATAATAATACACAATACGTTACGTTGAGGTGTAATTTAATAATAAGTGGTTCTGTGGTTTCCCACTCCAACGTACCGAAATCAACTTTATTGATTGTACCTTTAATTAACCATTCTTCAACTTTATCGCCAACAGGACCTAATAAGGTAAGATTAACTTCTATTGTTTGGTCATCTAACTTTTTTAATTCTCTTAATCCTGTCATTAATGATTGACTTGTTGATGGTACAATTGGATCGTACATTGAGAAAATCATTTCTTCCCATTTATGTCCACCATTTGTCATAACAATGGTTGGTCTAGTTGTACTTTTTACAACGAATTTTGGGATGTTAAATGGTGGTTTAAATTCAACTATAAATCTACTTACGGATTTAGGTTCGAACTGTCCAAATTCTTCTTGATTAATTACTTCTTTATTCATAACTTTCTATTATAATAGTTTGTTTAACTTTTATAAGTTTTGCTTCATTTAATCCCATTGGATGATGTGAGTAAACTTTACTTGGGTCATCTAATTTAAGATTCCATCTTATTGCAGATATTGGGTCGTCAACCCATTCTCTTTCGGGGCCGTTATCACTATTACCATAACCAAAATACTTTCCGTCCTTAGTTATTAACTGGTAATCCCATTCTAATTTTCCGATTTCTTTACTCATAACTTTCAATTGTTTTATCGTTGTGTGTTATTGTGATTAGTTTGGTTGGAACATTCCTTTCATCATACCATTTATGTGCAACCTCGTCTTCTTCAAATATAAGTCTATCTAAACTTCCTTCTACAATACCTTCACTATTTCCATGTTTGTAATAGTATTCACTTCTCTCTTTTCGACTCAACTCTCGTTCTTCAATAGTTAGTCCCCACTTTTCAGAGAACTCAGGATCTGTTTTACATTTGTTGATGAACATTTGTTTTGGATATGGTCTGATATTTGTATATTCCATCTCCATCCAATGTAAAGGATTTTTTTGGATTTTCTTTTGTTCTTCGTTATATTCATCATCATAGTGCTGTAAGTAATTCTCATATGCCTCATCCAATAATTCTTGTTGTTCTTTACCATAATGTTCCAATTGATTTTCATTGAAGATGTGTAGTAATCCGTATTCGTCCATTTCACCAATCACCCGGACTTCACCAGCGATTGTTTCAAATACACCTACAATTGTGCAAGGAAATTTATAACCTTTTGGTTTGTGAGCCTTATCCCCTACTTTAAATTTTGTTTCTTTATTCATAACACTATTCCTTTTACTATTTTATAACTTGGTCTTTCTTCTTCATCTATAAATGCCACTGTTTCATGTGGTCCATAATACCATTCTTTGTTTACATTTAAGCAAAATGAATCTGACTTAGAAACATCTACATAATGGTATCCACCTTCATATCCAGGTACAAAGACATGTAATTCTGGATCTAGTTCACTTAATTTTTCGATTAGCTCTTTAATTGTCATTTATTTGTTTTTTAGGTCTTCCACGTTTATCAGGTTGTTTACCAGATCTATCAAATGTTTTGAGACAGTAAATGTAAAATTCTTCTGTTGTACCTCCAAATTCTATTACATGTTGATCGTATTCTTCTTTGGTCATTATGAATTCTCTCATAAAACCATTTTTCAATGCCCTTAATCTAGAATTTTCGTCTTTTTCAAAGTCCTCAGTTAATCTTTTTCTACGAGCTAAATCAACTCCATTTTTTTCTAGGAGTTTTTGAATATCACCTCTGTATTCTATGTATTTTTCATTGATTTCTAACTCGGTTAATTTTAATTGCCAGTAGTAATGTGAGAATTCATATTCACCGTTTTTAATGCGATCAAAAAATTTAGCTCCCTTGGGTAATGGTTTGTTTTTTGAGTCAAAACGTCTCCACCATTTGAATTGGTTGTAATTTAGTGGTTGGAGTTTTTTTATTTCTTTGTATACTAATTTTGGATCGGATGTTTTATAGAGCATAACCTTTATTTTCCGTAAATATAAAAAGGCCCCTTTGGGGGGCCTAGTTTTTTTAATAAGTTATTGTGTTGTCTAAATCTCTTAATTTGTTTTGTAGTTCTTCTATAGCTACACCTCTTCGCCTACTAGATACTCCTGAATTTTCAAGTTCCCATATTTCTTTAAGTAGATTTTGTTTTGCTTCTTCAACTATAAATTCATTTCTATATTGTGAATTGGCAAGTGCAGAAGGTTCATCTTGTTTTTCTTCTTCGGTAGGTTCAGTAAATACACCTTTTTCTTTTAATTCAGCAACCTTTTCCCAAACTCTATCAGCTTCTTTTTGTAAGTGTGTTTTAGGTTCACCGTAAATGTTTTTTTTAGGTTTTAAACCTGCAAATGCTTGGTTAGTGGCTATAACTAAAGTAATAGCTAACGGATCAAATACAAATATTAAGATAAATATAAACCAGTTTGCTACTGTTTTTACATCAGATCCAGTCAATTCACTTACATATTTAATAGCACCTAATTCATTGTTAGATGTTTCTTTAGATTCCATATCTAAAATTTGAACATCTAATTTAGTAATACTATCGTTTAAAGCATCTATACGTTTAGATAAAGTATCTCTATTTGATTGAGCTGATTTGATTTGGGATTCAAATGATTTTCTATTACCTGAATTTTCTCTGGTTATTAATTGTCCTGTTTTTTTGTCTACTGATTGGGTAGTTGTATTTGAGGATAGTCCATCTCTTAATTTAGTGATATCTGTATCTAAAGTGGTTTTTTCTTTATTTAATTCAGATTTAATATCTTCAAATCGTTTTTTCTTAACTTCAATATTTGCTACTTGTTTACTTCCAATTTCAAGTTTAGCAATGTTTTCTTGAAATCCAGTACTTAGTAAACCATAAATTCCAAGTGAAGTAATTACAGATAATGTAACTAAAGCTACGGTTAAATATATTTTTAAAGCAGTATATGTTTCATTCCATTTGTCGTGTAGATATGTTGCAATTGCTATTTTAGATATTTCTAAAAATGAACCCATTATAATAACGGGTATAGCTACTCCAACAAATACAATAGATAAACCTATAACACTGTAATATGCTGCTGTTGAAGATAATCCTATTGCACAAAACAATAGAAACCAAGGTAAAAATGTTTTTTTCATATGTAAAAAATAAGGAGACCCTTTCAGGTCTCCAAATACTTTAAAAAATTAATTACTTGTTTTTAGTCACTATTGACCAGATAGTACCAGCTAACGCTAATGTACCACCAATTAATTCGTTAAGTAGACTTTCATCAACGTATCCTCTTACTACAAGAAAACCTCCGACAAATGTCAAAATGTGTCTTGCGATACCTAAGATTTGTTCTTTACTCATTTTATTTTATTTTTATTGGTTACAAACTTAATAACATGTCGATTAGTTCTTGTTGAGGGAACATATCAACTTTTCCTCTAATTATATTAGTATGTGAATACATACCTGGTGTTGATTCGGCTTTAGCTAAATCTAAAACATCAAATCCATCAGCTCCTTTAGCTTTAATATATTGAACTAATCCTACTCTAGGGTCAATATTATATTTGTTAGCTGTAAATAAGATCCATCTTTTCAAATTAAGGATTTGAGCATCTGAATATTTGTGCCAGAATTGGAATCCTCTAAATGGTTTAGCTAATTTAACAATTTGGGATGGTTCCGCAAATGTATTAACATATGTTTTACCATTTACAATTTGCCCCATACAACACACCTCTATTGCTACCGAGTTACGATGCATTACAGAATTTCCTGTTCCGGTATGCCATCCATATCCTCCTTCAGGAAAACATTGAATCAACTCACCATCAAACTTAGTTGAACCATCTTTAACGGATTGTCCACCTAGTATAAATTCAGTAGCAACATTACCACGGTTATCTCTAGCCCACATATCAGCAACTTGATATGGGTTTTCCCACCCCGCTGTGTGATGTAAAAATATCCAATCTTTTGGAACAGGCCCTTTGAAGTAAGTATTTTCGGGCATGTAATGTTTAATGATTTTCAATGCACTTTCTACTTCTAAGTTTTCTGCATTATCAGTATTTAAAATACCCATTGCAGCCCATGTTTTTGATCCTACAATACCATCAGCTAGTAAGCCATGTGATTTTTGCCATGATTTGACTGCTGATTCGGTTTTTGGTCCAAAATTACCGTCTGTAGCGATTTTAAGAAACTCTTGTAGAGTTTTTACGGCTTCGCCCTTGCTTCCTAGTTTTAATACCATCTTCTTTAAAAAAATTAGTTAAAAATTTACCTATTACACCTGTTATTAATGCTGTTAAAGCAACCCATTGTATATTATTATACATTGCAAAACCTGTTATTGTTACACTTACAGCAAGTAAGGCATCACCTAATTTTCTCCATTTTGTAGGAGTTGGTTTATAGTAATTCTTTAACATTTTATTATACATATTATATTTTATATTTCCATACATATCCCCCAGCAGTTTTATGTTTTTTTCTTAAACATTCTGAAATGCATGGTTGAGGGGTGTTAGTAGAGAGAGAAGCATCTTTAAGGGATAAATATTCTTGGATAAAATTCATATTTTTATCATATTGTAAAATAGATTTTCCTTTTCCTTTGTTGGGTGAAATTCTTCCTTTATTTTTACTTATTCCTTTTCCTCTACTTTTACCTTTAGATATTTCACTTAATTTTTTTCTCCACTCATCTGTGTAAAAATCTTTAGATCTATTTTCTCCAAAATTAGGGGGTTTTGGTTTACCTTTCAAAGATTCAGATATTTTTTGTTTTGATTCTTCTGTATGAAAGCCACAACCACTTCCTCCTCCATTTTGGTTTAACCCATCATGGAATGTATTAAATTTTAAAATCCAGTATCTTTCTCGTTTGCGAAGAAAAGCTGTATTTTTTCCATATGTGTTTTCAAATAATTCTATTTCTTCAATTACTTCAAATATATGATTTGCAAATCCATATTTTTGAAATGATTCTTTTAATAAAGTATTCGATTTAAATTGCATATTTTTATATGAGTTCCATCTAGTTTCAATTTCTCTAGATAAACCAATATAT